GAGCTTGAGGATCTGCCAACGCAACGCGCAATTAGAGCAATGTCGAGCGAAGAATTGGCCGCCCTGAAGATCAGGCTCGCAGCTGCCAGGGAGAACGCAAAAGTGATGTTCGATACATGTGGCGACGCTCCAGCGTAAACTGTACTTTGCAGCATTAATCAAGCCCCGCACTCGCGGGGCTTTTTCTTTAGCGAAGCGCTTCGCGCCCACCGCTCCACAACGAACTCCTAGCATCTCAAGCTAGCGCTCTGACCACAGGGCGCCGTGCTTGCCGCGCGGCTGCGCAACCCCTTCACGCAGCCGCGCGGCTCCTTTACGGAGAGATGCCATGTCCGATCAGACTTCCCCCAATGCTCCCGCGGCGCCGGCTGCAGACGCTGCCTCCCCACAGCCTAGCGCTGGCGTCGCGGAAGCTCCACGCACGATCACGCTCGACGATGTCAAGGCCGCAGTCGAGGCCGCTTTCGTCGCGCGCGAGCAGCAGCTCGTCGCCGGCGTAATAACCGGGTTCGGCAAGGTCGAAGCCGAGGCGATCACATTCTGGGCGTGGTTCAGCGACAAGCTCCGCGCCTCGCCGCTGCTGGTGTTCTTCCTGATTGCGTTCGGCGTCGTGTTCTCGATCAACCCGGCGAAGGCCGGCCTGGTGCTCTGGGGCGTCGCGCGCGTCGGCCTGTTCGGCTGGCTCGGCTACTGGGTCGACCGGATCATCTTCGGCCGGCTGAAGGGCCTTGCCGGCATCCAGCTCGGCACTGCCTGGAAGCGGCGCTCGCTGATCGTGTCGGCCTGCTTGATCGCGGGGGCGCTGATACCGTGAGTCACGCCGGGGGGGGACTCGGCGTCGGCACGATCGTCATGCTGGTCGTCGCAATGATCCTGCTGCTGTTTCTCGCAACCGCGCACGCTGCGCCGTTCGAGGTGCCGCAGCACTCGCTGCAATACCGGGCAGCGCTGCAGAGCGCGGCGATCGAGCGCTTCGGCCTCAACGCGCCGGTCGCGCGCCTTGCTGCGCAGATCAACCAGGAGTCCGACTGGCAGCCCGACGCCGAGAGCGTCTATGCCCAGGGCCTGGCGCAATTCACGCCACCGACCGCGCGTTGGCTTCCGAGCATCTGCCCTGACATCGGCGAGCCGGATCCGTGGGACGCGGACTGGTCGATACGCGCGATTGTCTGCTACGACTTCTACCTGCACGCGCATGCGCCGGGTCACGACGAATGCAATCGCTGGGCGTTCGCGCTCAGCGATTACAACGGCGGCCAGGGCATGCGTGCGCGCGAGCAGACGCTTGCCGCCGACCACCACGCTGACCGCAACCAGTGGTGGTCGAGCGTCGAAACATACAACGCGCGCAGCGCGAGTGCCTGGCGCGAGAACCGCACCTATGTGCGGCGGATCCTGCTTTACGTCGAGCCCGCCTATTTGATCGCCGGCTGGCCCGGCAGCGTGGCGTGCCCGTGAATCCGATCAGCATCAAGGCCGAAATCATGTTCGGCGCACTGCTGATGTCGATCGGCGGCGCCGGCGGTTATGCCGCGGCGCTGAAGTGGGGCGTCAACGCCGTGAGCGCCGCGCGCTCCGACACCGCGGTCTGCACCAGCATCGACGGCGCCAAGCAGGCCGCGATCGACAATCTCACGGGCAGATTGAAAGACCTGCAAACGCGCCACGACGCCATGCGTGAAGCAGCCGACAAGGGATTGAAGGATCGCGACACGCAGATCGCCAGCCTCAAAGAGAAGGCGCGCAAGCGCGCGTCTGCCATCACGGAGTCACCCCATGATCAAGAATGCACTGCGCTTGAGCGCCTACCTCTTTGCCCTGGCATCGCTCGCGAGCTGTGGCCTGCTGCAGCCCCGGCCGCAGATCCTGACGCGCCCGCAGGTCATTGAAGTGCCTTCGGCGCCGGCATACGTGCCGGTGCCGATCGCGTTGACCGATCCGCTGCCGGCGCATCCTGCGCCGCCATCCAATTGCAAGACGGCCGACGGCAAACCGGCGATCTGCCTGCTCGATGCACTCGGCATGATCCCGCTCTACCAGGCCGACATCGAGGTCTGCAATTCGGACCGAGCGAAAGCCGCATTGCTGGGCAGGACCGATGGCCAAGAGTGATCGCGAAGTCGCGCTGGAGATCGCCGGCAAGTGGGAACGCGAAGCCTCCGATCTTGAGCAAATGGCAAGCCGCAACGGCAGCTATACCGAGCTTGAGCGTCGAATGCTGAAATTGCGCGCGAGCGTGAAGCGCGTCGACGCCGAGGAACTGAAGCTAGAAATGCAAAAGGTGCGGCGTGGATGACGTCGATCGCGCCCAGCTTGCCGAGCTGCGGTTGCGTGAAGAAGCGCTCGCGCGCCAGCGCCGGATTGCGGAATCGTTGGTGCCCCGCGACGCGCGCGTCGACGGCATTTGCATCGACTGCGACTGCGAGATCGATCCGCAGCGGCTCAATGCGATCAGCACGGCGCGCTGCATCGACTGCGCGACAAAATTCGAGGCAAGACTGCGGGGAATGGGATGGACGGCGTAACACTCGACCAGTGGATCCGGATTGCGATGACGGTCGCGACGATCGTCAGCGCCGGACTGAACGTCTACCTGTTTTACAAGACCCGCAACACCACAGAGCAGCGGGAGCATCGTAGGGCGATGGAGAAACTCGAAAGCGATAGGCGCGAAGGCGACGCCGTACTGCATAAGCGCATCGACAGGATCTCCGGCGAGCATCAGATAGTTGGCGCTCGCCTGTCCGGCCGCGTGAGCGTACTCGAGACAACCATCAAGCACCTGCCGACCCAGCAGGACGTCACGGCCATTCGCGAGGATATCTCCGAACTGAGCAGCACGGTTTCCGGCATCGGCGAGCGCAGCGCATCGAACAACCAGATGCTGCATACGATCCAGGACTACTTGATGGGGAAGAGGCGATGAAGTCTTTTGCCGAACGCCTGCGCGAAGACCAGCGCCTGGTCATTCTCCGACTGCTCGCCGGGCAAAATTCCTACACGGCCAATAGCTCGGTGCTGACAGGAGCGCTGGTCGATCTCGGACACGTGCTGTCGCGCGACCAGGTCAGGACGCATCTGCACTGGCTGGCAGAGCAGGATCTGCTCACTCTGACCGAGCCGGTCGCTGGCGTGCTTGTCGCCCGGCTCACGCAGCGCGGGCACGAGGTTTCGCTGGGCCATGCCCTGGTGCCGGGCGTCGCGCGCCCAGGGGTTGGCGTATGAACGCCGTGCGCAAGGCGCTGGCCTATCCGTTCCGCCTGGTCGCGATCGTGCTGGGCATGCTGGCCGTGCTGTTCATGGGCATCGAGATCCTGATCGCCACCGGCGAGTGGGGCGTCTGATGCCGCGCAAGCCGAAAATCACGCGCCTGGAGCCGGAGCAGCGCGCCTACATCGAGCGGCTGCTGCGAGAAGACCGACTCACCTTGTCGGAAATGCTCGACGCGATGCGTACGAAATTTCCTACGGCGGACGTCAGCCGCAGCGGATTGCATCGCTACCAGGCGAGCATGAAGCAGATCACGGACCGCATGCGCGCCCAGGACACGGCCGCGCGCGCGATCGTGCAGGAGCTGGGCGAGAACCCCGACGATCGCGCCGGCGCACTGCTGGTGCAGGCCGTCACGACGGCTATGACAGACGGCGCGATGCGCGCCAACGAGTCGGACGAAACCTCGATCGACGATGTACGAAAACTCGCACGTGCCGCCAAGGATACGATTGCCGCGCGCACGACGTCGCTGAAGGAACGCCAGGCGATCGAGCAGGCCGCCCGCGAGCGCTTGCTGCGCGAGCAGAAGGAAAAGCTCGACACCGTGTTCAAGAAGCGCGGCACCACGGCCGACGTGGCCAACGAGATCCGCAGGGCGCTCGGCGTTGCCGCATGACGCTCAATCCGCTCACCGAGGCCATCCGCGACACCGCGGCGGTACAGGCACCCGCGATCCTGATGCCGTACCAAGCGGAATGGGTTGCCGATGACGCGCAGCTCAAGATCGGAGAAAAGTCCCGCCGCGTCGGCCTGACCTGGGCAGAAGCCTCCGACGACGTGTTGATCGCCGCGCTCGATGCGACCGAGGGCGGCATGAACGTGTACTACATCGGCTATTCGATGGACATGGCCATCGAGTACATCGAAGCGTGCGGCATGTGGGCACGTGTATTCGATCGCGCGGCATCGGTCATCGAAGAGGGCGAGGAAATCTTCGAGGACGAAGACGACGCCGAAAAGCGGATCAAGACCTATACGATCAAGTTCCCGAGCGGCTTTCGCATCGTCGCGCTGTCGTCGCGGCCTGCCAACATGCGCGGCAAGCAGGGTGTCGTGGTCATCGACGAAGCGGCGTTCCACGACAAGCTCGACGAGCTGCTCAAGGCGGCAATCGCGCTGCTGATCTGGGGCGGCAAGGTGCGCATCATCACGACGCACAACGGCGAAGACAATCCGTTCAACGAGCTGCTCAACGAGATCCGCGCCGGCAAGCGCAAGGGCAGCATTCACCGGATCACGTTCCGCGATGCCGTGGCGCAGGGCCTGTACAAGCGCGTCTGCGCTCGAATGAAAAAGGAATGGACGCAAGCCGCGGAAGACGCGTGGGTGCAAGAGGTATACAAATACTACGGCGATGCCGCGGCCGAGGAACTGGACGTGCTGCCGAGCAGCGGCGCCGGCGCGTATCTCACGCGCACCCAGATCGTATCGACCCAGGACGAATCGATTCCGGTCGTGCGCTGGTCGCAAGATGAGGCGTTCGGCATGCTCGCCAAGCACCTGCGCGAGGCCGAGTGCCTGACGTGGTGCGAAGAAAACCTCAAGCCGCTGCTCGATGCGCTGCCCAAGCACCTGCGCTATTGGCTCGGGGGTGACTTCGCGCGCAAGGCGGACCTGTCGGACCTGTGGCCGCTGCAGCAGCTGGAGAACACCAACCTGCGCACGCCGTTCCTGGTCGAGCTGCGCAATATTCCGTACGAGCAGCAGAAGCAGGTCGCGTTCTTCATCTGCAAGCGGCTGCCGAACTTCCGCGGCGGCGCGTTCGACGCGACGGGCAATGGCGGCTACCTGGCCGAGGTGATGGCGCAGGAGTTCGGCGCCGCGCGCATCGCGCAGGTGATGCTGAGCCCAGGCTGGTATATCGAAAACATGCCGCGTTTCAAGGCGCACTTCGAAGACCGGACGATCACGATTCCTGCCGACCCGGATGTGCTGGGCGACCTGCGCGCGGTGAAGAAGGTCAAGAGCGTGCCGAAGGTGCCCGACGATGCGCGCACGACCGGCGCCGACGGCAAGCAGCGCCACGGCGACGCGGCTGTCGCCTTGGTGCTGGCGATGTTCGCCGTCGAAACGCTCGACGCCGGCGAGATCGCCTACACCGAAGTGCCGCGCCACACGCGCGGCTTCGACAACGTGCGCAACGAGAACGAAGACAAAGTCCTACCGGAGCCGCAAGCATGGTGAAGAGCGTCATTGTCGATGCGAGCGGCAACCCGATCGATACCGGTCTGATTGCCGAACCGCAGACCAGCAAGCTCGGCTGGCTGCAGCACGAGTTCCAGGGCCATCCATCGCGCGGCCTCACGCCTTCGAGGCTGGCCAGCATTCTGCTGGCGGCCGAACAGGGCGACGTCATCGAGCAATACCAGCTGTTCGAGGACATGGAGGAAAAGGACGCGCACCTCGCGGCCGAGATGGGCAAGCGCCGCCGCGCCGTGTCATTGCTCGACTTCACGATCGCGCCGCCGTCCAACGCCAGCGCCGACGAGAAGAAGGCGACCGACGAGCTGCGCGAGCTGCTCACCGATATCGACGACATCGAAAACGTCGCGTTCGACACGACCGACGCCATCGGCAAGGGTTTCGCCTGCCAGGAACTGGAGTGGGATCGGCCGCAAGGCAAGTGGGTGCCCAAGACGATCACGCACCGGCCGCAGGACTGGTTTCGCCTGGTGCGCGGCTATCGCCAGGAGATCCGCCTGCGCGAAGGCGACGCGATGGGCACGCCGCTCAATCCGTTCGGCTGGATTGTGCACGAGCACAAGGCCAAGAGCGGCTACATCGAACGCGCGGCATTGTTCCGTGTGCTGGTGTGGCCGTACCTCTTCAAGAACTACTCCGTCGCGGACCTGGCTGAGTTCCTCGAGATCTACGGCATACCGATCCGCATCGGCAAATATCCGAGCGGAGCGAACGACAAGGAGAAGGCGACGCTGCTGCGCGCCCTCGTTGGCGTCGGCCACAACGCGGCCGGCATCATGCCAGACAGCATGACGGTCGAGTTCGAGGAAGCTGCCACCGGCGAGCCCGGCGCATTCCAGCTGATGATCGACTGGTGCGAGCGCTCGATCAGCAAGGCTGTGCTCGGCGCCACGCTCACCAGCCAGGCCGATCGCGGCAGCAACACCAACGCGCTCGGCAAGGTGCACAACGAGGTGCGCAAGGATCTGCGCGACTCCGACGCCAAGCAGATCGCCCGCACACTGACGCGCGATCTGCTCTATCCGATGGCCGCGCTCAACGGCCTCGCGCCGAACGGGATCCGGCGCGCTCCGCAGTTTGTATACAACCTGCAGGAGCCGGAGGACATCGAGATGTACGCGAGCGCGTTGCCGACGCTCGTGAATATGGGCATGAAGATCAGCCGCAAGGAGGCGCAGGAGAAGCTCGGCTTCGCCGAACCGGATGAAGGCGACGTCGACCTGTTGAAGCCGACTCAGGCGAAGGCGCCGTCGCCGGTGCCGATCTCGCAGCAGTCGGATCTTGCGGCCGCGACGGCGCAGAACGCGGCCACGCAGCCGCCGGATCCGCCGGCACAGATGGTCGACCAGCTCAGCACTGCGCTGGCGCCGGCGATGGCTGCATGGCTCGCGCAGATCCGCGCTGTCGTCGACCAGGCGCAATCGCTCGACGACGTGCGCGAGGGACTGCTCAAGCTGTTTCCGAACCTGAGTCTCGACCAGTACGCCAACGCGATGAGCCAGGCGCTGGGCGCCGCCGCACTCGCTGGGCGTTACGAGATCCTGCGCGAAGCTGGCGCAGGCTGATCATGCGCGGTCGCGAGTACTGGTTCGGCAAGCACGGGACACTCTTCTGGCGCAACGGCGTGCGGATGTATTTCGGTGACGAGTTGGTCGCCGGCCACACCCATTTCGTGTGGTGGTGGCCGGTCAACTGGGTCTTCGTAGCGATTGCCGTGCCTGCGGTCATCATACGAGCTGGCTGGAACGAGTTTTGCGCGGCGTGGCGCGGCGATGCCTGACGTCAAGTACGGCACCGTCAAGTTTCGTGAACAGATCGAGTTCTTCCGCCGGAAGATCAATCTGCCGACGCAGTCATGGACCGACATCGTGCACGAGCAGCACGACGTTGCTTTCGTCGTCGCGGGCGCCAATCGCGATGACCTGGTCGCCGACTTTCGCGCGGCTGTCGACAAGGCAATAGCCAACGGCGGAACGCTGCGGGATTTCCGCAAGGACTTCGACGCGATCGTCGCGAAGTACGGCTGGGACTACAACGGCGGCCGCAACTGGCGCTCGCGCGTGATCTACGAGACGAACCTGCGCGCGAGCTATGCGGCGGGGCGCTATGTGCAGATGATGGCCGTGACGGCGACGCGGCCGTTCTGGGTCTATCGGCATTCGGATTACGTGCAGCATCCGCGGCCGTTGCACGTGTCCTGGAACGGCCTGGTGCTGCGCTACGACGACCCGTGGATCCAGACGCACTACACGCCGAACGGCTGGGGTTGCCAATGCCGCTGGGAAACGCTTTCGCCGCGCGACCTGGCCAAGCTGGGCAAGACCGGACCTGACCAGGCGCCGCCATCCGACATCCAGCAAGTCACGATCGGCGCGAAAGGGCCAAACCCGCAAGTCGTCGACACGCCGGCCGGCGTGGATCCAGGCTGGGGCTACGCGCCAGGCAAGGGCGCCTACGAGCAGCTCGTCCAGGGCGCGATCGAATCGGCGGCCGCGGCGAGAGACTTGCCAGTGCCGCCGGACCTTACTTCCCTGGACGGCGCTGCGCTCAACGCGCTGCTCGACCAGCTCGGCCTCGACAAGGCGCTGTTCCTGCGCGTGCTCGGCCGCAACCCGGCGCCGGCACCGCAAGACGCGAGCCTGCCGTAGTGGCCGGCGTCTTCGTCAACCTGGAATGGATCGACGGCGAGCTGCGCGCCACGCTCAATCGCATCGAGCGCTTCGGCGCGCAACCGTTCGCGGATCCAGGCGTGCAGCGCGATATCGGCGAGCATTTGCTCAACAGCACGAAGGCACGCGCAGCGGCCGGTGTCGATCCGGATGGTCAGACCTGGTTGGAACTCAGCCCGGCGTATGCGCGGCGCAAGCAGCGGCTGAAGCCCGGCCGGCCGATCCTCACGTTCGAAGGAGAGATGCTCGATACCCGGCTGGCGTACGACCTGGATGGCGACGACTTCGTCTTCGGCACGGCTTCGGTCTACGGTGCCACCCACCAGTGGGGGCGCGGCGCCATCCCGGCCCGACCCTGGCTGGGCCTCACCGATGACGACGGCGAGGCCATCGAGGGCATCCTCATGGATCGGTTGTCGGTGGCGATCCAGGGCGATTCCGGGTCGGCCTAATGCGCGCGCCTGTGACGGCCTCGTCCGATTTCAGGCCACTGCCCCACGGCCGATCCGGCCCGCGGCGAATTTAAAGGCGATTTAAACGCCATCGCGGCGATTTTGGAGCCTGACCGGAGACCAGCCTGCTGGGAATAGCCGAAAAGCGGTGAGCGATCCCCATTGGACGCGCCGGCAATTTCATCGATCGCTGGCCGGCCGGATCCTAACCGCCGCATACTCGTTTGCGGGAATCGCCTGCAAAGTAGTGGTGGCGCGCACGCGCTCGCTGCCTTCGCGCCGAAGCGCAACGCTAGACCTCTTGGTCTGGTCCCCGGCGACGGCCCGGGTAGTGCTTGATTAGGTAGTCGTTTGGACCAACGCGTTGTGCCGATTCGACAGCCCATTCCGCGAGATCGGCTGCCTTTTCCTTTTGTCCGGTGTCGTATCTCGACTCAATCAAGTCCATTTGCTCGCCGATCTCGGCGATGCTGCTCGTCCTACTCTTTCGTCCAAGGTGCTGGAAGACAAGGCACAGGCCGCCAATCACGACGAGCGCTGCACTGACGATCTCGGCGATGTGTCTGTGTTCGGATTCAGTTTCCGGAGGGACGCCGCTTAGCAACGACGCGATTAGGGCGATTGCTGCGCCAATCACAGCAAAACCCAAGTCAGAAAAGAACGAGGGTTCCTGCCCGCAGCTATTGACCTTTTTTCGAAGGTAACCCCAATCATCCAACGGTATGGCTAGCGCGCGGCCCGATTTCGGCGTCACAACCTCTAAGCCGTGCGAAACATTGAATGACGTATCGCTCATTTGCCGTGGTCCTTTGGCCTGGTAATAGCCCCAGGAACGGACGCGCTTGGACCAGGTCTCGTCAATTCTCCCTGCAGTTTGCTCGGAACCGGTCTTGTCAATTCGCTCGACGGGCCACTTGGTTCCGGACGATCTTCTTTCGCTCCTGATTCGGCAGTTGATTGCTCCATCACCCCAGCTACTATCGGGTTCATTAGCGCTGTAAATCCGCAGTTGGAGCAGGTCACAGGCACCAGCGGGAGAATTGGTCCGGAGAACACTACTGCGCCACCGTGATATTCGCTTAGCTGGAAGGTACTTTGCATCACCGTCCAAGGACCTTTGCCGCACATAGGGCAAGCCCTAGTACCCCAAGTCTCCTGGAGTCTTTTGATTAACGCACCAGCTACATTATTCGTGTCCATCAATTCTGCTCTCGCATAGCACTTGACCGGGAAGCCGGCATCGCGCATCTTGCCCCCCGGCCCGCCGTGGGCGCAAATCAAATAGCGAAGCCCTTCGCTCCCACGGCAGACGACCAGCCCGCCATTCTGCGCGGGCAATGCGCAAATCCTCGCTCGCCCTTGGCCTCTCGGAGGCTTTTCATGTAGCCATATGCTCCTCGGCGCAGGTCGAGGACGTCGCCCTGGCCGCATGCGCGTTCGCGCTGCCGGCGCCTGGCGCCGATAACCTCATCCAACTCCAGGTCACGCCCGCCGGCGAGTTCAAGCCGACCGACGGGCGGCCGATGAAGGTGCCGGCGTGGCGCATCAACGCCGCGATCGCGAGCAAGGTGATCGAGCGGTTCAACGCGCGCAAGCGGCCGCTGGTCGTGGATTACGAGCACCAGACGCTGCGCAAGGAAGAGAACGGCCAGCCGGCGCCCGCCGCGGCCTGGATGACCAAGCTCGACTGGCGAGAAGGCAAGGGCCTTTACGCCACGACCGAGCTGACCGCGCGAGCCCGCGAGCAGATCGCCGCCGGCGAATACAGGTTCTTCTCTCCCGTTTTCACCTTCGACCGCACCAACGGCGACGTTCTCGACATGCGCATGGGTGCGTTCACCAACGATCCCGCCATCGACGGCATGGAGCCGCTCGCGCTCCGCGCCGCTGCCACGTTCGGCATTCAATCCCACGAGGACAACTCCATGAACAAACTCCTGCAGGCGATCATCGCCGGCCTCGCGCTGGCCACGACCACAACCGAAGACCAGGCGATCGCCGCGTGCGCTTCGATCAAGCCCAAGCTCGACGAGCTGGGCGAGCTGCGCAAGGCGCTCGGCATCGCCGACGACGTCGGCACCACGGATGCGATCGCTGCGTGCACTGCCGTCAAGGCGAAGGCTGACCAGGGCGGCGGCACGCCGGATCCGGCGAAGTATGTCGCGGTCGGTGTCGTGGAGGACCTGAAGAACCAGGTCGCCGCGCTCACCGCCAAGACCGTCGACCGCGAAGTCGGCGAGCTGGTCGAGTCCGGCCTCAAGGATGGCCGCCTGCTGCCCGCGCAGAAGGACTGGGCGACGCAGCTGGGCAAGAAGGACATCGCCGCGCTCACTTCGTATCTGAAGACCGCGCAGCCGATCGCGGCGCTCACGGGCACGCAGACGCGTGGCCAGCAGCCGGCGGCGACGGACGATCCGAACGGCCTGACGCCCGACGAGCTGGCCGTGTGCACGGCCACCGGCGTCAAGCCGGAGGATTTCGCCAAGACCAAGAAGGCCGCCTGACCGCGGCCCGCCTGGCAAACCCCTTTCCGCTTCCGAGGACTGATCCATGTCTGCAACTCAAGGCCGCAACACCAAGCGCCGCAATGGCGACGAGATCAGCCTCGTCGTCAAGAGCGGCACCACGATCTATGCCGGCACGATGGTCGCCGTGCTCACCGCCGATGGCACCGCGGTTCCCGCCGGCACGGCGTCGAGCGGCAATGCGGTCGGCGTCGCCGAAGACACCGTCACCGGCGACGGCACGCTGCGCATCACGATTCGGCGCGGCTGCTTCCAGTTCGCCAACAGCGCCAGTTCCGACCTGATCGCGCTGAAGGATATCGGCAGCATCGCGTACGTCGCTGCCGATGACACCGTCGCACTGACCGACGGCAGCGCCACGCGCGTGATCGCCGGATCGATCTCCGATGTCGACTCGGTCGGCGTCTGGGTGCAGATCGGCCCGGGCGCCGTCGGTCCGCAAGGCCCGGCCGGCTCGTAAGCGGCAGCGCCTCGGCGCCCAGCCCAATCCCCGTCCTGAAATAGAGGAAAGCATCCAATGCTCATCAACAAAGGTAATTTGACGACTCTGTTCGTCGCGTTCAAAGCCGCTTTCCAGGGTGGGCTCGGCGGCGTTGCGCCGCAGCTCGACCGGATCGCGACCACGGTGCCGTCGAGCACGTCGATCGAGGAATACGGCTGGCTCGGCCAGTTCCCGAACATGCGCGAATGGCTCGGCGATCGCGTCGTCAACGGCGTGACGTCGTACGGCTACTCGATCAAGAACAAGTCGTTCGAGCTGACCGTCGGCGTGCCGCGCGAGAAGATCGAAGACGACCAGTACGGGATCTATTCGCCCATGTTCTCCGAGATGGGCCGCGCCACCGCGTCGAACCCGGACAGGCTGGCATTCAGTCTGCTCGCCGCCGGTCCCAGCACGCTGTGCTACGACGGCCAGTACTTCTTCGACACCGATCATCCGGTGCTCGATGCGAACGGCGTGCCGCAGAGCCAGGCGAACTGGAACAACAACAGCGGCAGCGGCACCGCCTGGTATCTGCTCGATACCTCGCGCTCGATCAAGCCACTGATCTTCCAGAACCGCAAGTCGCCGAACTTCGTTGCCAAGACGAACGAGACCGACGACAACGTGTTCGATCGGCGCGAGTACGTCTACGGCGTCGACAGCCGCTGCAATGTTGGCTTCGGTTTCTGGCAGATGGCCTACGGTTCGCGCGTCACGCTCGACGAAGCCGGCCTGACTGCCGCCTACGCGGCAATGACCGCGCGCACCGGCGATGGCGGCCGGCCGCTCGGCATCAAGCCGACGATCCTCCTGGTTCCGCCGACGCTCGAAATCGCTGCACGCAAGCTCGTCAACGCGAGCATGAATGCGGCCGGCGCAACCAACGTGCTCAACAACCTGGTCGAGGTTGTCGTCTCGCCCTGGCTGAGCTGATCCCGAATACGCGCCACGAAGCGTGATGCTCGCGGCGGCGGCAGTTAGCGCACTGCCACCGCCGATGAGTTGACAAGTCAACCGGAGAAATCGCAATGCCGAAGATCAACGTCCAATCGAAGCCCGAGCGGTTCCGCCGCGCCGGCATCGAGTTCACGCGCGCCGGTGTCGAAGTCGACACCGACAAGATCACGAAGGAGCAGCTCGAAGCCATTGAGGCCGAGCCGAACCTGGTCGTCGCCGCTGAAGAGAGCGCCGCGAAGCCGCAGCAGAAAGCCAAAGGCGCGAAGTAACCGCGCATGTACGTCACGCTCGACCAACTCGCGGATCTGCCCGGTGCAACGGAGCTGGCGCAAGTAGCCGGCGCCCAGCACCAGGCCGCGATCGACGCCGCCCTGATGGAGGCGACGCTGCGCGGCACGGACCGCAGCGACTGGTCGAGCGATGACATCGCGATCGCCGACGATGCGGCCAATCGCATCACCGAAGTGATCGTCGAGGTCGACGCGCTGATCGATGGCTACCTGGCACGCCGCTTTCCGGTCGTGCCGGTGCCGGTGCCGTCGGTGCTGGTCACGATCGCGCGCTCGATTGTGCGCTACGAGCTGCACAAGCATCGCATCAGTGACGCCAGCACCGATCCGGTGGTGCGCGACTACCAGGACAAGATGAAGCTGCTCGCGGCGATCCGCGATGGCGACGTGACGATCGGCGCCACCGATCCGCTCGCGGATCCGACGACGCCGGCCGGCGAGACCATCATCGAAAGCGAGGGCCGCGTGTTCGCACGCGAGCGCACCCGTGGCTGCCTTCGATGAGCGTCACGACATTCGTCGGCCCGTTTCCGCGCAACGATCTGATCACGCGGGTGAAGGGCGCGAACCTGTTCAAGATTGTGGGCAGCAGCGCGAGCCTGGCCGTTGCCCTGGCGACGCCGCCGAACGTGGTGCCGGCCGTGTACTTCTGCATCAACGAGACCTTCAGCAAGAACGCCGGGCTCACCGGCGTGCTGATCCAGAACGCGCCGGTCAA